AGTCTTGCGTGGCGTTGCAGGAATCGAACCTGCAGTTGCATCCCCCGATGCAATCCCTCATCTGTGAACCATCACAACGCCGATCTCTTGGGGCAGAAAGGACAAGCACCCCAAGAAGTTTTAGTTAACTGGTTTTGCTCCCAGTTGTGCCAGCAATGCTTGAACGGCTGGGTCGTTGATGTTGGCGGCGGCAGGGGCTGCTGCAACTGGCGCAGGCGCTGCACCAGCGTTTCCAATAAATGCGTTTGCCTTTGCAACTGCATCAGCATCGCCTGTTGCATCTACAAGAATCCACGGCGCAGACTTTCCAGGCTTTGCTGACCCCTGACCAATGCGTGCCAATACCTTTTGGCCGATCTTTGTTTTCAGCGCGTTTTTCAAAGCTACATTAAAGAACAACACTGATTCATGGCTCAGGCCAGTATCTAAATCATTGATGCGTACTTCAATTGCATCGGCATCACCGTGAACTGTTGGGATGCCAGTTTTGTATTCAATTGCTTCAAGAATCAATAGGTGGCCGTTAAGGTCGGCAACCTTTACTGATTCTGTGTTACTGCTAGGTGCTGAAAATGCCATGTGACATTCCCCCGTTTCTTTTTGGTTGGGTGTTAGTTTCTTTCTAACTCTGTTGGTGGTGTGAGTTCAGCCAATTCTTTGGCTATATCGTTGATTGTTTTGGCAGGAATACCGCATCCGCAACCATCACGCTCACACATTAGATGTAATCCTCAATGATCGTGCAAGGATAAGGTACTAATTTAGTCAGCGTGCTGCACTCTTGGCATAAACCATAATTAGATATGTGCAACTCTAAAAGGTAAGGAACATCATCTGTTGGATAATGAGCCTTTGTAATAAATTCGTTAGACATTGGCCACCTCGGTTTCACCGTTGCAGGCAACGGATAGATCGGTGCTGAATGGGCGATAGTAAGGGCAATACATACACATTCGCGATGGTGTTGCTGGAATCAGCGGCCACATCGCAGGTATAGTTTCAACATCAATGGTAGATAACAATGAATAGACTGAATCAAGGCGAGCAAGTGCATCAAGTGCTGCCTGCTCATCGTAATCAAACAACTCAATGTGCATATCCTCAATGGAACCGCCCGTTGGCAGGAAAACAAGGCCAACCTTGTTGACCTGCACCCCTTGCTGGGCTTTTCCATATCCGTAAAGCTGAACCTGAGTAATCTGTTGACTGGTAGCACCTTCACTGCGCTTGGCTTTGACACCTGCAGGTGATGTTGTTTTCCAGTCCAGCACATAACCCTTTTCAATGTCGTAAAGGTCAATGGTGCCTGCAAGGTTGGCGCGAATCTTTACTTTCTGCTCAACCTCATAACGATCAGGCATTGTGCTAAAAATACTTTCAAGGAATGAATGGATGGCGGTGCCGACATTGGCAGCCCAGGAACCGCCACCCGATTCATTTGCCTTATCCCAATCAAGCAACTTGTAGGCAAGTCTGCGTACACATTCTTGGCCTACTTCAGATGGGCCGATGTAAACCTGTTGGCTTCGCGGTGACCACTTACTTGCTTCACTAATGATGCCACCTAGTTCAACGGCTAACTGTTGTGCTGGATTGTGCAAAGGCGTAAATGTCATTTGTTAATTGTCCTCGCTCACAAGAGAGAATCTTCGGGATGTAGATACTATCTCAAGTGCCTCTATTACTTGTATAGGTAGGATTTCGCGGGCGCGTTTTGTGTCAAAGCGCCTCGTTTCAACAAATGTGTAGCGAACAACAGGGCGGTTAAGAAACATCCCTAGTTGGTTATCGCCTAATGCTCGCTCTATGTGTGCGCGAGCAACATCTGCAACTTCTTGCAGTTCTTTGATCTTGACTTGGGCAGATTTATATTGCTCAAGCCAAGCGGCGGTGTTGGCATCAAAGTCCACCACGCCTGTTTCTATTTCAACGCTCATATTGACCCCCATCAATAGAAATTGTTGCGCTTGAAATGTTCCCACGCTCCGCAAGGACCGCTAGAACCATATCTTCGGCCAATGTAGGCCAGTGCTGCAATCGTCTGAGCAACAGTTGATTTACTGCGCTTCATACCAAGATTGCGATAAGTGCCATCCAATAACTGCCCAACACCTGATGCGGTGCTAGTCGGATTCTTCTTATCTGCCCAGGCGCTTTCTTTGCTCATCAGAGCATTAAAGCACTTGAACTGATGTGCGGTAAGTAGCTCGCGAGCCACTTCCTTTGGATTGACCTGCATCAACGCTGGGCGATCTTTGTAAATCACCAATTGCGGTACTGCAGGCGGTGCCATTATTGCTTGAACTGCTAGTGAAGTTCCCACGCTAACCACAATGATCAACGCAAGCCTTCGGATGAGTTTTTTATCTGTTGGTGTAATGAATCTGCTCCTTGTTCAGTTGCTAACCACTTGCTCACAACCCGCTTTGCGTAACTAGGCGATGTGTGCAGTTGGCCTGCAATTTCGTTGACAGATAAACCCTTTTTATGTAATTGAATAATGTTAAGTGCCATACCTTTGAAGGTGACACCCTTATCCCTTACAACAACAGCATCTCTTTCGGTTGGCGAGTTGCCACCCCAAATGCCGTGAATTATCTGTTTTTCTAGTGCGTACTCCAAACACTCCCTTTCGTGAATACAACTTGTGCATATTGCTTTAAGTTGGTGCAGTCTTTCTGCCTCTTGTATGCGGTTGATGGGGAAAAAGAAATCTTTATCCTCAACATCTGCACACTTTGCTTCATCAAATCGTGGTAAATCAACAAAGAAATCAAAACCTTTCAATGCTTTTCTGCCAACCATTGTTGAAGGTCCTGGACTACCCAGGCTTGTTCAATCCCAGCGTTTCGACGCTTGAGAATGATGTAATGCAATGGCACTTCGGATAAACCGCGAGCCTTCGCATAGTTTTCTGCCTCAACTTCGGCTTCACGCCAAAATTCAGGCAAACTTATTGTTTTACGATTCTTGAGTTCAAGAATGTATTGCTTGCCAGCAATGATTGCGACTAGATCGCCTTCATCGTGCTTACCTGCCTTCACCAAACGCTCACACAAAGCACCAGCACTGCGAAGCCAACGCATAACATCGGTTTCAAACTGTGAGCCTTTACGACCATTTGGGTTAGCCATTGAGTTATTTAACCGCCTTGAGTGATGGATAGGTGCCTTGAGCCTCGCGCCCAATGCGTGCAAACTTAACTGCACGAATCAAATCTTCAGCCAAAATTAGTGCTTCTTGCTCAGTCATACTGCAAAGCAATGGTGCGCCATCGCCTAGATTCTCGCGTGCCGTTTCTAGCCGATCAAAATGGCCCTCGGCCTTTACTGATTCTGCACAAATTCCTTGCAGTTCCATCAGCATTTTATAGTCAAAATTGCCAACCACATCTTCGAGCATATCTTTTACTGCATCTTGTTCCTCAAGATACAGGGCAATGTGACCGTCTGAATGATTATGAATTGAAAATAGCGGTTCGCGTGCTTTCCTAAACTGATCTGTATTCATTCGCCTTCACCAATTTCAAATGCTGCAATGATGATTGCATAAAGAGCTAATGCGCCGATAATGACACAGACTAATCCCAACCAAAACATAGTTTCCCTTTCCGTTCAAAGTAAGTGCGCCCATACTACACACACTTAAACGGTGCAACGCTTAGACTCGCTGAACCTCAATCTGAAAAGGTGCTGCGGTGTTTATGTCGTATTTGGCAGAAATTGCGAGCGCCTCAAGAATCCGATCAGTTGCCCATTCAGGGTTAGCAAGGTTGGGCAGTTGCCCCGCCAATGCGCCTAGCGCGTAGGCAGAGCCTGAGCCGATTGCATATAGGCCATCTTGCGATTGGCTAATGTCTAATTGATCGCCGATTTCAAAGACATTGCCAGCAAAGGCCATCAAGAAGCCAAAACTTGCGCCATCTTTGTCAAAGTCGTATCCGTTAGCTCGAAAGGCAACAATGATGGCTGGCACAATCTTTTTGCCCATAAACTTCACAGGATCAGTGCCATCGTAGGCTGGCGGTGTCCAGTTGTAGGTGAGAACATCCCCTGGCCTGCAATCACCGCTTACCGCGAGCAGGTACTTCTTTAGCTTTACGATCTTGGGCGTGCTGGGCGAGATGATGCGCTTATCCCCATCTGTCACCTGAGAATCAGCCCCTAGAATGGCAAAATCAGGCCCCTGGAAGGCTAGTAGCGTGGTCATGAGCCTAAGTGTAGGGCAAGGCGTGAAAACCCTAGCAATTCCCCAATTCTTTCGGGTTTCCACGCCTTGATCTGACCCTAACACACCGAAAAGTCGTTATCAAATTGTTACCAAAACAGGTCACTTATGGCTGGTGCCTGTATGTACAGGTGCTATTTTTATCTCATTGGGGAACGGCCCCTACAGAACGGATAGCAAAATGACAATGTACGCAACAGATACAAAAGTAACAATCAAGTGGTTTGTTTATGCTGGTGAAGAAAAGATTCGTCACAACGCAACAATGCGCGGTGCATGGGGTTATGACGCAGAATGTTCTTGCGGTTGGAAAACAGTTACAGGTGGAGCAATTAAGTCATCAGTAATTGCAGAAGTTGAATTTCACAAATATGTGGAACACAAGTATTCATACAGTTCAGCAAAGGCAGGTGCATAATGACAAAGCCATCTGTAAAAATGTATCCATACGCATCTTTTTGCGATGATTCAAAATGTTGCGATTTTATGGGCAAGATTTGCACCGAATGTGGAGAACATATAAAGATCAAATCAAAAAGAGATAATTCAGTTGCAAAGCATTATGACTTAAATCATTCTGAAGTTATTACAGAATGGTTAGGTGCATAATGAAGTGCGGATTCTGCGCAAAGCGCATTGCAAATTTTGTTACAGTAATTCAAAACAAAGAAATTCATATTTGTCAAACTTGCAATCAAAGATGGCAACTACAAGTAAAGGCAGGTGCATAATGACTTACACCGAACTTATTGCAGAGCGTTTAGAAGTTGATATGGAAACTGCAAGCAAGATTCAAAACTTTGTTAATTGCTGGTTTGATTTTCGCTGGAGCGGTTCTTTCAAAAGCGACATTGTTAAAGTTTCAAGAGAAGCGTATGCAATGATGCAAAATCCAAAGTATGAAGAAATGACAAAGATTGCAGAGGCAAAGTAATGAAACTAAAAGATGTTGCTGATTACCATTTGGAACAAGCAAAAGAAGCAAACTCTTGCAATGAACGCCAGCAAGAGGAATACCACCTTGAGATGCTTTCAGCATTACTTGAAGAAATGGGTGAGTAATGTTTTCAACCAACTACACCTGCAAGTGCAATGCCTGCAAAATAACATTTGAATCAGTAATGAAAGTCAATTTATGTCTGCCTTGCTTTGAGGCATACCTAGCGAATATGGAGAATAACTAAATGGGTGCTTACAAAGAATTGGTAATTGATATTGCTGACACGATGTATCAAATCAGCCGTGATCTCAACAATGCAAGTGAATCAGGTGATTTTGATGTAATGAAGGAATCACTGCGCAGGGCAATTGTTAACTCTGCCCTGACCATTGCACACATTCAAGAATTGGAGAGTTAAGATGATTACAAAGCGTGGCAAGCGGGTACGAGCAGTTGCAATTGCACTTGGCATCATCTTGATTTGGCAGGTTTCTGCAAACCTTTGGTGGGTTGGCATTGATGCACCTAGCGCAGAGTTTCTTGGCTGGTGTTGGGGTTCAATGACTGAGTGCGTGGTTCTATGACACCGCTTCGATCAATCCGCGTTGATGCCGACTTGTGGCAGTTAGCATTAGAGAAAGCGCGAAATGAAGGCACCACCGCCACCGCAATCATCATTCAAGCATTGCGCGAATACATCAAATAATTACAAGCAAGAAGCCCCGCACACTTAGGAACGGCTAAGTGGCGGGGCTTCTTTATGGGGGCGTTTTCGCGCCTAAAACTTAATCTGTTGCGATTTCGCCAGCAATTGAAAAATACGCAGCGCCATCTACAAAACTATCAAGGTGATTAGGTGATTCAATCAACCTGGCAACTTTGACAAGTGCAAGGCACATTGCAGCTTGAGATGGAGAAATCTCTTGTTCTAAATAAATTGACCATAAACCAGCAATGCGCTGATGATTTGTTAATGGCTTTCCATAATTCTTATTGCGATCACCGTGAGTAAGGTGCTTGGCTTCATCTAAGATTTCACCGCGTTCCATCATCCCCCATTTCATACCAGCCATCGCCCCAAAGGGTTAATAATCGCTGAAAGTAAGCCTCGTATTGAAGGGCGATAGTATCAAGGTTATAGAGCGAAACTGCACGATTGCGGATTTTAGCCCGATCTAGGTATTTGACCCCTTCGGCTGCCTGCACAAATTCACGCAAAGTACGGCATCTAAACCCTGAAGTTTCAGGGTTGTTCTCTGTAAATGCACCCCAATCAGTTGTGATTGTAGGCGTGCCACAAGCCTGTGATTCGATCACCACATTGCCAAAAGGTTCCACATAAAGTGTTGGGGCAAATGTCGCTATCGCACCGCCCATTAGCTTTGCGCGTTTGGCAGGACCGACACTGCCCACAAACTCGCCATACCCGCTTTGCTCACCAGGCCCTGCCAAGATGAGCCGCTTGCCTAATCTTTCGCAGACTTCTTGGGCAATTCTGTATCCCTTGCGATCAATGAGCCGACCAATAAACAGGTAATACTCACCCTTTTCATCGCCCTTGCCATCTCCCAGTGGGAACATCTCAGGTTCTAAATAGCCAGGAATCACTGCATCGTAAAACTGGCCATCGGCAGTTGTTGGGTTTTTCCACCCTGCATAGATTGAGTGCATCCAGGCATAGGACTCAAACACCCGATACTTGGCAAACACACCGCCGTAGCCAACGCCAAACTCCACCGAAATATGGGCAGGAAAGGCATCGGCAATTGGCTGTTGTGCGCTGCCGCCGATGAGGCAAATGAAATCTTGCTTCTCAATGCGATCTGCAATTTCAGAAATGGCCTTTGCATTGAAGGAATCCCAAAGCCACCCATTAAAGGGGAACTGTGTGTAGTGAGCTACACCTGCAAGTGCTGCCTCTTGTTGCTTCTTTGAAACGCAAGTGATCAGTTCAGTAACAGGTGCCTCAACCTCATCGCCAGCATAAAGGAATACTTCGTGGCCTAGATCGTGCATCATTATGCAGAATCGGCGCACTTTTTCAGTAAAAGCGCATCCTGCGAACTCTTTTGTTACCTGTGTGTGTGGCAGTGCTACGATGTGAAAACGCATTGATTCCCCCAAATCTGTTTTAGAGCGTTATTTGATGTGACTCATTAGTGCAATTCCAGTTGCAAGTTTCTGCATCTAGTTCAGCTTCATCGTGACATTTTGGCAAAATAAAGGCATCTAATGTTTCATTGTAGGTAAAACCAATGCCTGCATAGTGCTTTCGAATGGTTGCGTTGTAACTTGTTTTGACCCAAGTACCACCAAGTGCGTTGAAAAATGCTTCGCCTTCATCGCCTTCATTTGGTCCAACAAGAACGCGCAAAACAATGTTGTTTTGATCTATTTCTGCCCAATTACTCACGCTGCATACCTCACAATAATAATTCCACTGGCTCCTGCAGTTCCTGTAGTGCCACCACCGTTACCACCGCCGCCAACATTTGCAGTTGGCGCAGTACCAACAGCACCACCATTTCCTGAACCCGCAGTTCCATTACCCAAAGAACCAAATGCAGCACCGCCACCTGCATAAAATCCACTCAATCCAGTGCTTGTTGCAGATGCCCAAGTGGAATAAGCATTAGAACCTGCTCCACCGTTTCCACCGATTCCCGCAGATGACCCTGCAGTTCCAACAGCCGTTGCACCACCACCACCGCCAGCCGCAAGATTGTTCGCAGTTCCAGTAACAGCAGAACCATTACCACCTGCAAAACCTTGACCTGAAGTTCCTGCACCGCCAGTTTTAGTGGTAGTTCCACCGCCTACTGTGTAGGTTGCACCACCGCCACCACCCGAACCACCTGATAATGCTGCTGCACCATCTCCTGAACCTGTCCAACCACCACCCGCACCGCCGCCGCCAACGGCAGCGGTTAAAGTTTGAAAGGTTGAGTTGGTTCCACTTGTTGCAGCGTTTGCACCATTAGATGAACCTGCTCCACCGCTGCCAATTGTTATTGTGTAGCTTCCAGTTGCAATTGATTGAGATGCAAAACCTAATAAACCACCTGCGCCACCACCAGCATAAGATGCAGCACCGCTTGCACCACCGCCACCAGCAATAACAAGAACATCAGCGGTAAGAGTAGTAAGGGCTGCAAATGTGCCTGATGAAGTAAAAGTGTGATAAACAAATCCACCACTTGTTACAATCGTTCCACCAGTTGCCCTTGAAGCTACATCTCCTGCAGCAGCCCACGAAAAGCCTGACCAGTTTATGAGTTGCCCAAGTGTGGTGTCGTAATAAAGTTGCCCAGTTGCGGGTGATGCTGGCCTATTTGCCGTTGATCCTGATGGAACCGCAGAACGCGAAACATCTCTAGCTCTAGTCATTGGTTGGCTCCAAACTTAATAGGTAGCGTTGATAGTCAGAGTTGGCTGGGTCAATCGGAATACTGATGTTCTCTCCAACAATAGTAAGCGCGCACGCAATACCATTTTGGTCATATTGAAATTCGTATTCTTTTTTCATAGTTCGGCCACCAGTCCAAGAAATGCGCTTGCACTGTTTATAATACGAAGGTTTGCTGCCTGCCCATTCGTGCCGCCAGTTGTGGTGGCACTAACCTGAGCAAGATCGGAGTTCGCCTCAGAAGCCAACTGTAAGGCAGAAATGCTATTCCAAGAAACTCCTACTTGTAACACCTGAACATCTGTCAAAGCGCTAAAAGTCAAAGTTGGTATTGTCCTCATTCTAACTTTTGGGCTAATAAATCCAACAACATTTGTCGTACCGTTCCAGTATCCAGTTCCAAATGAACTCGCAGTTGTTGCATTACCCTGTACTATGTAGGCGTACCGCTGACACGCCGCGAGTTCACCTTGAATGGTGCCAGTTGCAGTTTGGAACGCGGTGGCTACGCTGCCTGCTTCCAATTGGATGCCCCATATGTCAAAGGTATTAGTTTGAATACCTAAAGATGATGACTCTGAATTAAACGCAGATCCAGCCGATAGATAAAGTCTTAATTCTAAACTTGATGTATTAGCCGTAGTGCCTAGTGTTTTGCCTGCAAGAGAAGCAATTGCAAAAGTCAGAGAGTACCTAGTCCAAGATGTGCTTATTGCAGTCTTTTGCGCTGTTGTTGCAAAAGCCGCACCTGATGGTGTGCCACCAGTTCCATAGTTCTGCACAAAATTTGCTGCAATGCTTGGAGTACCTGAAGCGCTTTTTGCCCAAAATGAGAATGTAACAGTTTGTCCAGCAAAGTTTGTTACATCTTCAATTAGGTGTCTTACTTGGTAGTAATCGCTGCTGGCAGATTGACCAGATATTGCTGCTCTAATAAATGTTCGACCTTCATACCCTGCTACTGGAGCAGTACCTGGTGTGAAATCTTGTCGGCTAGTCGTACAAGTACCACCAGCATTAAAAACAATTGAACGATCTGCAGGATAAATTCCGCTTGATGTTGATGTGCTAAAACTTCTTTGATTTACCAAAAAGTCTGGGTTAATAAATTTGTTCTTACCCGCAAATAGCGAAGAAGTATTTAGCGGATAGCGTGCATCTGCCTCTGCCTGTGTGTATGTATTAGCCACATTGAAAGCACCATAAGCAACTACAACCAAAGTATCGCTTGCTGTTGCAGCAGTTGCCAACACAACTGATGTGCCATTGGTAGCCGTGTAATCGGTAGTTCGAACAAGAAGCACACCGTTCAGATATACCTGTTCAGCACCGACTGTGTAGGAAAGAGTCAGTGAGTTTAGATCAGTACCGCTAAAGGTTGTCTGTCCTGCGGTGGCGCTGTATGAGTATGAGACTGCAGCGGCTGCACCTGCAGCGCCTGTGGCACCTGTGGCACCAGTTGCACCAACTGGTCCAGTAGCGCCAGTGGCTCCTGCGGGGCCTGTAGCTCCAGCAGGTCCAGTTGCACCCGCAGGGCCAGTTGCACCAACAGGTCCAGTAGCACCTGTTGCGCCATCAATACCTGCAGGACCAGTTGCACCTATCGGTCCAGTTGCTCCAACAGGACCAGTAGCGCCAACACTGCCAGTGGCACCAACAACGCCAGTAGGTCCAACATTTCCAGTTGCCCCAATCGGTCCAGTTGCACCAACAGGTCCAGTAGCACCAATCGGTCCAGTAACTCCAACATCACCCTGGATGCCTTGAATTCCTTGCGGTCCAGTAGCACCTGTTGCACCTGCAGGTCCAGTTGCACCTACAACGCCTTGAATACCTTGAGGACCAGTAGCACCTGTTGCGCCCGCAGTTCCTGCAGGTCCAGTTGCACCTGTTGCACCATCTGCGCCGTTAGCACCGCTTGCACCAGCAGGTCCAGTTGCACCGATTGGTCCAGTGGCACCAGTTGGGCCAGGTGTTGTTGAGGCTGCACCTGTTGCACCTGTTGCGCCAATTGCGCCAGTTGGACCTACTGCGCCAGTTGCACCTACAGGTCCTGTTGCACCCGTTGCACCTGCAGGTCCAGTTGGACCCACAACGCCTGTTGAAACAATTGCCACAATAAGTGCGTGATTGTTTGCAAAGTTTGTTGTGCCTGTTCCACCTGATGTTGTGAGCGTTACAGGAACTACAATATAACCTGTAAGCATCGTTGGTGTTGCAGATACTGTGAACTTTTGAAAGTTATCAGACAGGTTTTTATCTTGCACAACAATAACATCGCCTGTTTTGATTAAAGCTAAGAAAATGTCAACATCTACACCATCTGAGTTGATGTGGCTTATGTTGATCTGTGTTGCAGAAATCTGTGTTGCATTGTTCCAAAGAATATCGCCGTTTACGGGCGCACCTGTTGTTGCAGTTGTATCTGCCAAATAGTCGTAATAATTTGCACTGCCACCATCGGCACCTGTTGCACCTGTTGAACCTGTTGCGCCAGTTGGACCAGCAACGCCAGTGGCACCGATAGGGCCAGTTGCCCCTGTTGCACCGATTACACCAGTTGCACCTGTTGGCCCTGGCACTGTTGAATTAGCGCCTGTTGGCCCTGTTGCACCTGCAGGTCCAGTTGCACCAGTTGCACCAACAACGCCTTGAGAACCTGTTGCACCTACTGGGCCAGTTGCGCCAACATTCCCTTGAATACCTTGTGGACCTGTAACGCCAGTTGAACCTGTTGCGCCAACTACGCCTTGAATTCCTTGTGGACCTGTTACGCCAACTGGACCTGTTACGCCAACTGCGCCCTGGATTCCTTGAATACCTTGAGGACCTGTTGCACCGATTGGACCAGTTACACCGATTGGGCCAGTGACACCGATAGGACCAGTGACACCGATAGGACCAGTTGCACCTGTAGCACCGCTAACACCGATTGGACCAGTAACACCTACAGGTCCAGTTGCACCTGTTGCACCAGTTGCACCCGCTGGACCTGTCGGGCCAGTAGGACCTGCAACGCCTTGTGGACCCTGAAGGTTTGAAATAATAACTTCGGCAGTGCTTGCAATTTCAGCAATTACATCGGTGGTGCTTGAGGATACATAAACGATTGAACTCATCGAGTTACCTCTGCAGAAATATCAAGTTCGCCTTGAACTAGGCGTGTTACTGCACCAACGCCTGAAATTAGCTCTAAATCATAAACATAGGTTCCTGCAGGTAGTAGTGCAGTTTGTGTAGCAGTGCGATCAAGGCTGATTGTTCCCAATGCTCCGCCAAGAGTAATGCCACCATTTTCAGTTGTTAGCGTTAATACTGTTTCAGTATCTTCAACATCAACGCGAGCCTGTAAGCGAGCAGTCCAGTTAGTAAGATTGACTGGAACATCGTTAATTTTCCAAGTCAAAAGAAGGTTGAAAGTTGCCCCTTGTTCAATCGTAAAATCTAAGGTACCTGCTGCCATTTATTTGCTCCAAAAACTAGGGGTAGATTACTTTGAGCCTCTGCCGAAATCTGTTGAAGAAGAATCTAGCCACTTCAATACTGGACCAGCGGCACCTGCTAGGGCGGCCATTCCAAGAGTTTTTAAATCCGTCTCGCCCGCAAGATACAAGGCAATTGCTGCTGCTGCCGCTGCGCGGAACCAGGAAAGTGTTACTTGCTTGAATTGTTCCATTATGTGACTCCCTTGTTTTACTTGTGAACCTTGCAACAGGTACAAGTTGGTGTTTTGTAGGCTTTTTTAGCAGGAACTGGAAGCATTTTAGCACCCACCTGCGTAACAATGCTTGGCTGATTCATCCACCAAAACCACGGTGAAGTGTCGGCGGCAAACTCTGCCTTGATTGAAATGTGAAGGTGCTTGGTGTGCTGGTTGGAACCTGTGTATTTGCGGTTGCCTTGCTTGGCCTTTGACTTTGACCAAATAAAGCCGTTAAAAATTAAGTAATCAACGCGCTTATCATCTTTCAGCTTTTCGAAGATGTCGGCGCAATCAATACCGTGTTTAGGGTCGTGTGTAAGGTCAACGGCCAAACCAGTATTGTGATCGGAATTTGGATTTTGCTTTTGATGGGCGGCAGATGGCAAAAGGCCATCAGATAACTTCTTGCGCAATGGCTTCAGGGCGGTGGCTTGGCGAAGCACTGCTACTGCCGCTGGTGATGCTTTCTTTGCTAGTTTCATTTCTTCCCCAATAAGTCCAAAACAACTTCCATTTGCAACTAAAGAATTTGTAAATGTGTTGGTAGATCCACCAAATGTCATATTGCCTTGCATATTGTTGCCGCTGGTTGTAATAGAAATAGAGTTTGAACCATCTGCGGCTAATGATGCGGTTGTGCTTGATACAGAAGTACGAGGATAACCCGATACGCTTGGGCTTGTTCCGTAGTGCATCATAAATGCACCTGAACCAATACCTACAAGCCAACCAGCAAATGAACCGCCATATTTAATACCAAGAGCATTATTAGAACCATCTAAAACAACTGCATTTGAACCTGAACTTGTTTGAATTGTTCCGCCAGTCAATGAACCTGAAACTGTCAAAGCACCGCTGATTGTTCCACCAGTAGCCGTTATTGTTCCAGTAACATTTGCGCTTGTTGCAGTCATTTGCCCTAAAGCATTTACTGAAAATGCTGGGCTTCCCACGGTTGGAACATTGATT